CAAGATCGTGAGACATGGGTTAAGTTCTATGATCTCTACGGTGCAAACACTTGGTACAAGGCAAAGCACAGAGTTGAGCACATTCGTGAAGATGTAATTCCTATGTTGGTTGACGAAGGAATTGCAGTAGTCAAAGATGAAGTAAGACTTGCAGATCCACGTTGGAGAATCCCTCTCTGGGAAAGACAGGAAAGAGTTTGTCCTCTATCTGATCGCCTTATTAGTCGTGAGGAAGCAAAAGATCCAGACATCACAAGTCTAGATCATAAGATTCCACACTCACTAGGAGGCAAAACTATAATGGAGAACATTCAATTAGTATTCAAAGATCAGAACCTTGCAAAAAGCGATAGTGTATGAGCATACAAGTTTACGATAACTTCTTGCCCTCTGAGGTATTCGACCCCATTAAAGATTATGTCTTTAGTGGGAGAATGCCTTGGTACTTCGCTCCTACCTCAGTACATGAAGGCGATGGTTGCCCACAGTTCAGTCACGCCTTGTATATTGATCTTGTTCCTATCTCAGAAGTATTTGAAATAGTTGCACCTGTATTAAATGGACTTAACCCTCTTGCCTTGCATAGGGTTAAGTTTAATGCAACTACAAAAACACCTAAGATAGTAGAGAAACCTCTACACGTTGATGTTTCAGGTCCCAAAGATCATCAAGGTAAGTACACTCATGTGCCAGACTATCAAATTTGTGTGTTATACATGAATGACAACAATGGATATACATACTTTGAGGACGGACAAAAGGTAGTATCAAAAGAGAATAGAGCAGTTATATTCTCAGGAGATATGCTTCATGCAGGCACATCATGCACTGATGCTGAACTGAGAGTTGTTCTTAATATAGACTACTGTAAATGGGAGTGACATGGATTTATTTCCTACATTATTAGAGGAGTATGATCTTACAGAAGCGCCTGGATTGGACTATCTGAAGAAACATATTAAAGAGAATGGCAAGAATAATGAACACTCACTCGCTGTCAATGGTGTCAGTTCACATGGTGGTTGGGACCCGTTAGATGATGAGAATTGCAGACCAATAATAGATGTGCTTCATGAATGTCTGAACGATTATAATAGTAAGATAGGAAATTACCCCACAATTCTTAGTGGTTCGTGGTATAATATACTGCCCAAAGGTGGATACACTGACACACATAGGCATGAGTCTAGTGTGATTAGTGGTGCCTTTTATCTACAGTTACCAGAGGGAGACTTCGGACAGTTTTATGTGGTATCGCCACTTAAACCATACATGATGTGTATTCACAATATACAACCCACACCTTATGGAGTATATGAAATTGACATTCCAATTAAAGAGAATCATCTATACCTATTTCCTTCGTGGTTAGAACATGGAAGTAGAGTTAATAACACAGAAGGCGAGAGGGTTACTATGAGTTTCAATACGAGTGCCGCTCCAAAAGAAATGTTACCTGATTCATTCTTAGAAGCAGTTTGGGGACCTAATGGGTTGGGTGCAAAGAAAGGTGCAAGTTAATGAGAGTTGTAGATATATTGCCATTGAAATTGGGGGCGGTATTATATCCAGAACATGAGAAATTAAAGTCATTAATTGCTGATGAGATCAATAGTCATGGCAATGATTATGAACACAAAAAGATTGACGCATATGCTAAACGATTAGAACATTTAGATTACTACTCGCCTCTATCTCAAGATAAGTACAAGGAGTTTAGAGAGTGGATAGAACTACAGGCAGAAATATATGCGAGAGACATACTTAACTATGATACATCTGATTTTATAATGACAGATAGTTGGTTAAATGTGTGTAATGAAGGTGGCAGTCAGAATCCACATTTTCACATCAATGCTGCTGTCTGTGCCTTATATTATATAAACTTTGATGATGAAGTCCACGCTCCAACATATTTTTACAGACCAAATAACAGTCAGAAATACCCTGACTACCTTGCATATATGTTGACAAATCAGAAGGAAACTAAGTATAATTATATAAATGAAGTGGTAGGAGTTGAAGGTTCGTTGTTACTTTGGCCTGCTAATACTTGCCATGGTTATACAACTAACTACAGTAACAATAGGATTACAGTATCGAGTAATCTGATGCCTAGATACGTCAATGAGGTTAGAATTGAACCTCTGACTAAAGAAGAGAGACACACTGCCACGACTACCTTTAGATCAGGAAAACTATGGGATTATCCAATTTTATAACATGGAAGTAGTAAACATTCTGCCAACGCCAGTTCTTATTGTGAAGTGCCCCTTCCATGATAAGGTAAAACAAAATATGTTAGATGATATTGAAGAACAGAAAGTTAATCAGTTATCATATAATGCAAACTCAAAGGAATTAAAGCACGTTGGACACTACTCTGTGCTAAATGAGGATATGAAATATGGCAGATTTAGAAATTGGTGTGAACAACAAGGAGAATATTATGCAAAGGAAGTGCAAGGTCATTATATACAGGAGACAGTAGCAGTTACAGACAGTTGGTATAACATAAGTGATAAAGGTGGATACCAACACCCACACTTTCATAGCAATTCTTACTTAAGTTGCATATATTATGTGAACTTTGACGTTACAAAAGATCATGTAAATACACACTTTACCAGAGAAGAAAGTTTATACTATCCTGTAATGCCTAGTCTAACCTTGATGAGGAAGAAGTTTACAGACTACAATCAGGACAATCAGGTACAGGTGAATGAAGGTGAATTGATGATATTCCCCTCTCAAATCATACATGGTTACCAACATAATAAAGGAGACAATAGAGTTACACTATCAATGAACATGATGCCTACAATTGTTACCAATGGAGACTACGGTTGGCGAGTGGTAAACCTGACACCAGAGGAGAGACACAAATCGTTTACAGATGAGTGCAACCCAAATTACAATGAGAACAAAGAACTTGACAAAGACAAGTAGATGCCCTATAATGACAATGGGAAACAAAACAGGCATTTGCATAGTTGAAGTAACGTAAGTCCTCGTTTTTGTTTCTCGCACCCAACTATATTATTGCCATGAGAACCAAACACAAAACTGCACACTATCATTTGAGGAATAGTGAGTATGGCACAGGCGCAGACATTAATCTAAAACAGATTGATAATTCTTTCAGTGCTTTGTTGAAGATGGGTATTGGTGCTCTTATTGGTTACTACCTACACAGACTTAGTAAGAGTGGACAGTTGGAGTAGTGGCACACAGGTGGTTGTATTACCGCCACAATGCAATAATATATGAATGTGGAGGGAAGGTTTTGTGTTTGTTACCTTCCTTTCCTTTTCTCTTTAACAAACAACAATACAAACAGAATTATGTCAACACTCGAAAAATCACTCACAAAAGTTGAAGTGCTTCAATGGACAGAAACACTTTGTCGTGCTCTTGAGCAACAGTACAAGAACTATGCAGTTCGCTCTTGCATCAGGAATAACTCAGAGGAAATGAATCCATATCTACAGGAGAGGATCACCAAAATTGAGAATGATGAAGAGTGTATGAGGTTTACTATCACATCAGGCAAAAGGTATCATAAGATCATTCAGAATGACTATCATAATGGCAAATATGATAGTGCAGGGGTTCATGCTTTTGTTGACAAAATGACAGGAGAGGTTTACAAACCTGCTTCATGGAAAGCACCTGCTAAACACGTTAGATTTGATATGAGAGACATTAATCAACGTGAGTGGATGCTAGCAAACTGTGACTGGGCGGGTGGTTATCTGTATATCAGGTAATACCCACACCTATCTAAATAATCAAAGAGTAACATAAATTATGGGATACGATTCACTAACATCAGACACAGAAGCACTTACTAAAACTAAGTTGCAACAAGTAGATAGACTAAAGAAACAATTACAAGCATCAATGCGAACCATTGGCAATCTTGATGATAGATTGACTACATTGGAGTCAATGGTTAATGCTGCCTTGTATAAACAACAAGATGACATTAAGACTCTTATTGCAGAGGTTAATGCTCTTAAGGGCAAGGTAGAACTAGAGAAAGCATCTAGTAAATTTGATATGGAGGCAATGCCCGCTGAAGTACCAGGCGCCCCTCCAGTTGGATAACTGGCACACAGGTGGTTGCAGGGGACTCTGATTCCACTATAATAAGAGAGTAAACACAAGAGACACCATGCAACTCACAGCAGGATCAATGACAGTCGAGTTCCGCCCTCACAACATTTTGAGTGAGAAATTTGTTTATACTCTCAAACTGAAGAACAAGTGGGGCGAGGTTAATGCTATGTCAATGCGTTTGATGAACAAACGAGAAATGACTGAGACAATTAATGCACGCCTTGACATTGGTTATCAGGTGACAGATTTCCTGACTGAACCACAAGAATACTCGCCTGCAAGTTGCTGAGTTTATTATTTTTTGTAAATTTTGATTATTAAGACAATGACCCCACAAGAGTTTGAAGAAAATGCTCAAATCTGCTCGGGTGATCCCGAATGGACACTAGAAACCGAAGAGTTTGAACGACTTGAGGCAGATGATTGGTTGATGGACATCAATGGAGTCAAAGAGGAGTTCGACCCTGAGACCCAAAAACTGTTGGCACAGTTCTGAAACTGGCACAAGACCCCATGCAGGGGTCTTTTTTTATCCTATAATATGAGTATTGAGACAACTGACTATGCAACTTCGTGACCATCAAAAAGAGATTACACATATCATGCAATGCAAGTGTGGACAGGTTCTTGTACCCACAGGTGGTGGCAAAACAATGTGTATGATTGTTGATGCTAAGTGGCGATTCAGTATGCCTATTCCGCAGACTATTATTGTTGTTGCTCCTAGAATCTTACTTGCTCAACAGTTGTGTGAGGAGTTCCTAGAGCAGATTGATAATGTCGAGGTGCTTCATGTTCATAGTGGAGAGACTAACTACAAGACTACTACTAACTCAAAAGAGATTCAAGAGTGGTATGACAACAGTACAAAGAACCAGTTGATCTTCACAACATATCATTCGCTTCACAAAATCAAATCAGATGTTGAAGCGGATACAGTATATTATGATGAGGCACACAATTCAGTTCAAAGAAACTTCTTTGAGAGTGTCAAGAATCGCTCTGCTATCACTAGACGTAAGTTTTACTTCACTGCTACACCTAAACATCATACATCACAAGAGAGAGG